GCTTGTTTAATAATAGTAGGATTATCGTTTAAGAAAGGTAGCATTCCACTACCGTCTGGGGCAGCAAATAACTTAAATTCATCTACTGCGGATAAATCTCCGCGAGCAGCCTCTAATGCGTCTGTAATATATGCACGCTGCAAACGAAGTTCATCCATTGCTGCAGGATCACCTAGTGCAGAACGTAGAATCATTGCTGTTTCATCGCGGTCTACAGAATCACCTAGTAAATGCGCTAATAGTCCTGGCTGTGAAGAAGACTTAACCATTGGATGGTTTAAAGCGTACAAGGAATCATTCTTAGTAAAGTCATCTAGTACTTTACTGAAGCGATTATTAACGCCAAACTGAGCCTTAGTAATATCTTCAGCTGCCTTTGCTACAACATCTGAATTTTTAAGTAGTCCCACGCCTAATTCGCTGGCCTTTGCTACCTTTGCAACCTTACCACCAGCAAGAGTTACATCACCAAAGAACTGTGCTAGTAAATCAACGCCACCTGATGAGGCTTTGCCCCAAGCACTCTTCTTAAATGCTGCATCACGCTGTGCTGGATCGTAGATATTAAACTTTGGGTCATACACTGAGCGCCCTGCGCCCACTACTGCCTGACCAAATGAAATTTCTTGAGCGCCTTTATAGGCTTTACGCCATAAGTTAGGGTCAAAGTAGCCAAGTTCAGCAATAAGTGGACCTTCACCGGTAACACCGCGCTTGTTAATCTCACCAACTGCTAGTGCAACAGTAGTAAGTGGCTCACGAATGTACTCTTGGTTGATATAACCAATACGCTCAAGTGCTGGCTGTACGCCAGGTACCTTCATAATAGCGCCTGCAGCAGATGCTAAAGGCTTGATAATATCTTTGCCTTCTTTTTCTGCAGCAGTTTTAAATGGTTGAATAAAACCGTTGTATTCTTCTGCACCATTCCAAGGCGCAGTTCCTACATCCCAAGCAAAACGTGCAGCACTTCCTGTTGCTTCAAGAATTTCACCGCCAAATTTAGCAGTGTTCTTTACTGCAGTAGTTGCTACATCACCAATTCTGTTCCATATACTCACAGATTATCCCATAACTGCCTAATAGCTGCACGTGTTTCTGGTGAGGTATTTGGCTGGTCTGCAATAAAATTTAATACTGGCTTGTAATCAGCAATAGCTGCTCTAAAATTAGTGTCGTCTTCCTTACGCATAGCAAGTGCTTCTGATCCTGCACCTGGCCCCATATCAATACCTTCTGTAACAGGTACATCTGGGCGCTCTGTTGGAGCATATAGCGGAGTAAGCGCTGCTTGACGCACAGCAGATGCTGGCGTTCCCTTTACATCAGGAGTAGTAGCAAGAGTAGCACCGGACTTAATAGCCGCAGTTTCTTGACCTTCTCCGTATGAGGTTGAACCCATATCGAGTTTATCGGTACGAGTTGAAAACTTGCCTGGACCGGAAGGACCCGCTAATGGATTCATTGGCGCTGTTGTCATCTGTCCTCCTCTAAAGTCTCTAGGTCTTGTGTCATCTGTTCCCACGCCTGAGACTCTTCGCTCTTGCGGTTGTAATTATAGATGCTTAATTCTAATATTGATTCAAAAAAAGTTGCTACTGAACTTGCTAGGTTATATGCGAATTCTGCAAACAACACTATAAAGTGAGAAGAGCGTACGGGAGGACGTACTTTATTGTCTTCCATCATCCCGCACGCCTTTCTACTTATTAAGCCTTCTTGCCTTTGCGAGCTGGTCCGGCATAACCGAATTCAACTTTGCCGCCTTTAACTGATCCTGCCTTTGTATCAACCTTAACTGGCTGTACTGGAGCTGGAGCGTGTGATCCCTTGTTCATATTTGCACCTCCTTCGGTTACGCTGCGCCGGTGATACCGGCTAGTAGTGTCGCTATATCGGGTTTTTGACCAGCAGCAGGGGCCTGACCAGCTTGTTCTTGTGGAGGTTGCTGCGAGGCAGGAGCGGGGGCCGCGCCTGCTGCTGGAAGTTCTGGGCCACCCATTGGTGGCGTTGCCATTTCTGGCTGTGGTTCAGGTGTAAATACCTTCTCCACGATTGATTCTAGTGCTAATCCTTTTTGGCGACCTTTGATAACCTCTGCGATACGAGAGACAATCTGAGAAGGGTCTTGCCCCTGCGCCGCAAGAGCCGGTATCGCTTGTGCGTACTGGGCAACAGAAACGCGAAGAGCATCGCGCATCTCTTCAATATCAACACGCTGTTCCTCCTGTGTGACGTTAAGGTCCATTGGAATCTCACGACGTACATAGTCGCGTGAAACCAACTTGTCTGAACGCATCTGAAGAAGTGCAATGATTGCACGTGATGGGTCCATACCGGACATAATTCCGTAGCGTACTTCTACTCCGTACTCGCCACGAATGTCACGAGAAGGTGTGTACTTCAAGACATACGGTGTTCCATCTTCAGAACCCTTAATAGTCTTCTGTACGTTTGAGAATAACTTTTCGTCTACTTCAAAGCATAGCCCAATAAGATCGCCAAACATTCTGGCGAATTGCGCTTGTGCGGATTTAATCTGAGTATCAAAGCCAGCCTGCAGTTCCTGTACTCCACGACCAGTAATAACACTCGCGTTGAGGTTTCCGGATCGTGATTCAGGGTAACGAGCGCCAAGCCGTAGTTCACGTTCTAGTACTCCCGACTCTGTAAATACTCCTGGTGGAAGTTCTAGTCCAACACGACGAATGTTCTGTGGCTGAGATGAACGCATAATGGAGTCTGGACCAAGAGCAAGTTCCTGCACATCCTGTGGGATAGCAATAGGTGCTTGGATAGACTTTTCAGCTGCCTGAATCTGTAGGATTGCAAAGCGAGCACGTGCGAGCTGTACTGCTAGTACATCATCAAACTGACCGCGTGCTTGACCATCAAGAGATGGGCGCATAGCAACGTGTACAAGACACTTGCCAACTGGGTTTGGTGTACGTACAAGAGTTAGGTTTTGACGTTCAGGTAGGAAGATAAGGTCTTGCTCAGCGTCGTGGTAACGGACCATAGTGATGTATGGGTTACCAGGCTGATAGTTATTTTTCTTGTAAATCTGTTCTGCAAACTCTGGGTACTGGGATGCAAGAGTTTCTGTGTCAGTATTGAGAACCTGAGTCAAAGAGACTACGCGGCCAAAGCGGTCCATCTCTGGGTAGCAACCCCAAGGGTTGAGCAGGCGCATACGTGGATTGTTAGAGTCGTAGTCCATCTCGACCATACCAATCATCATTCCGTATGTGTTGTACCAGTCGGCACCTTCATACATCTGAAGCTGTAACTCTGATACGCCGACATAGAAGTTAGCAATACGAGTTCTAGTATCAGCAGCGCGACGGGCTGTATCGGAAACCATATTGGACGCAGAGCAGTTAAATGATGGAAGTGGAGCCATTGCTTCTGCTAAGTCACGGGCAGCAACGTCAATAAAGTTTCCTACGAGTGGCTTAGGGTAATCCTCTGAGAACATCGAACGGTAGACCTTTGATAGATCTCCTTGACGCACCGAAAGGACGTCACGCATACGCTGGTCGCGGGCTGCAAACTTGGTCTGCAAGCGACCTAACTTCGCGTTAACTTCTTTTGGTGTTAGCACTGGGGTTCCTTACTTACTTTTTAGTTGAAGACTTTGTTGTTCCTGAATTGATTTTTACAACCTTAGCTGGCTTCATATTCTTTACTGAAGACTCTTCCATCTTTGCTCTTTTACCAGTTGCAATATCTTGTGTTCTTTTGTTGCTAAACTCATTCATTCTTTTGGCTTCAGAAGGATTACCTCTGCGTACCTTTACACTATTCTCAGCAATAGTTTTAGGTTGTACTTTTTCTACAACATAACGAACTGCTTTTTTAGTGTTGGCAACTTCTTTTGCTGATTTCTTTTTTGCAACAGCAGACATTGCTTTACCTGCTACTTTGCTTGCAACTTTAGCAACCTTTGCAGCAGGGCGTGTATATGTACCGCCTGCAATTCCTGGGCTGCCCTTACCGCCTGATACGTTCTTCATTGCCATATTAGTTTGCCTTTTTCTTGTAAAGTCCTGGATACTTTTTATCTAAAGCCTTTGCTTGGTCCTTAGCAGCTTTCTTCATTCCCTTTTTAGAAAGTTCAACTGCAATCTGCTTTTCAGCCTTAGTAATTTTTGGTTTTGCTGACTTTGGAATAGTAGATCCTGCTGGTCGGCTTTTAACAACTTTAGAATTTGCAGCAATTTTAGCTTTGGTAGCAGCGCGAGCTGTCTCCCACTTTGTCTTAATCTTTTTGTACTGAGCATCTTTTTCGGCTCGTGTCAGTTCACGTAATGGTTTACCTGTAGCATCTACTACATCTGTACGAGGCTTGCGAACTGCCTTGGTAGCCTGAATGTCAATGTCATCAGGTCCTGTTCCGTATGTTGGCTTGCGTGTTGCCATTAGTTTTTACCTGGTTTTCTGTTCTTAGACTTTGACTTGTTATACTCATCCATTACGTATGCACCAGTTACAGCGCCTTTGGCGTAAGTACCGGCTTTCTTTGTAGTCTCTCTAGCAACTCTGCCCTTTGTTACAGTAGTTTGTTGCAAAGGAGTTTGTCCCTTTGTCTGTTTTACTACTGTTACCTTAGTTCCTTTTACAGGAGACTTGACGCCTTCCTTGAATTTCTTAGGAGCTTGCTGAGTAATGTTTGCTTTGCTGCCTTGAGTAAATTTGCGAGTTACGGTCTTGCCTTCAGTAGCAACCATTTTTCCAGCTGTTGTTTTAGATACAAATTTTCCAACAGTGCTTGCTGCCTTACCGGTAGGGATTAAATTGGCGACAGTTACTAAACCTGCTTTTGCGCCTTTTCCTATAAGTTTTATATCTTCCTTAAGGCCTTCTTTTAATGAAGGTTTGGCTTTCTTCTTAGCCATAGTTATCTCCTTAGACAAACAGTTTGTTTTGGTTAGCAAGCATCTCGTCTATATTGACGACTACTCGTTTGCGCTTTTCAGCGCTAGTTAAAAATGGATTCTTCAAGTGGTGTGTGGCGTACTGGCCGTAGTTGAGCATCTCACGTGCTCTAATCTCACAGAACCAGAGTGCCATTACCATATCGGTCTTACCCTTAGTAGTTGGTGTCCAAGTAATCAACTGCTCGATAAGAGCCTTGACATTCTCAGTCTGGTCACTAGGTAGATGTATTAAGTTATCTCGGTGGTGCTTACCATCGTGTTGCTTGCTACCGAATAAGGTAGCCATAGATGCAACACCGAAGCCTGAGTCCCACTTATTAGAACCGGTATGGTGTTCTTTGAGTAGAACGCCACGAGATGCCAAGAATTGCTTGATGCCTTCGTCTTGAGTTAAGAAAGCCTGAAAAGCGTTCTTCTCAATAATCCACTCACTAGGTGAATAGAGGCTAGTCCAGTTAAGGATAATGTCACGAATCTGCTGAGGTGAGGGGCGAGTCACTTTCATAGCATCTACGATGTAGCGTTTGTTGCTACCGCGATCTACGGCGTAACAGATAGCTGCGGTGTCACCGACAATGGCCGGGTCCATACCACAGATAATAGTAAAACCACTTAAATCTTTTGGATGGCCCGGATGTCCTGGCTCAAGTCTGCCGGACTTACGCATTCCATCAATCGAGCCACGTACACATACTGGGTCAAAGGCTGCGTTTTCAGATACATCCTGTTGCTGGTAGACCAGCGCCCAAGTACTCGCATCCATTGCTTGGCGTTCATTGTAAAGGTTACGACCAGACCAACGAGGATATAGACCGTCTTCGTTCTTATCTGTCTCTTCTTGTCCGTCAAATGGAGCATCTGAGGCAGGCCATAAGGTAACCCACTTGTCGGGGTCCTCATCTATCTCAAGAAGGGCTGGCATAGCCAAGTACTTCCAAGGGACTAGCCCACCTGGGTACCGGTCCTCGGAGCGAAGCTCGCGGTACAAGTCAACGGATGCAACTCTAGTACCAATAACAATCAACTTACCGGTTGGGTTAAGACGGGACCGGACGTCCTGGGTTAACCAGCGTATCTGCTTCTCAAACTCATTAGCGTTCTTGAGGGTGACCGCGTCATCGACAATAATCATATCGGCACGCTTACCGTAAATCTGACCGCCGATACCGACGGCCTCGATGTTCGGATCCTTTTCAGAAGACTCACGGAGTTCATCACCGAAGGTGACGCGGGTTGCTTGCCAAGAAGCGGTTTTGGAATTAAACCCTACGCCAGCAGCATAAGCGCTCTGCAAGTCTGCATACATAGGATGCGTCAGTCGCTGCTTGATGGCGTAGAGAAAGTCGGCAGCTAACTGCTGCGTTTGGGATACAATCAA